CAAGAATGGAGGAGAATGCCAACTGGCTCCCTTATGCGACAAGCTAAGGAGATAGTTGCGCGTATGTTCGCGAAAGTTGGGAAAGTCGAACCCATCGACTTCAATTTCGCAGGATGGCACAAAATCCTGCCCCACCTTGACATGTCTTCATCACCCGGTCTACCACTACGTAGAGAGTTTGTGACCCAAGGCGAATGCCTAGGTCTGATATATGACCGCACCAAAAGGTTGAATCATTTCGCAAAATTCCTACACCCCGCAGCAGTTCGTGCTCCCCCTTGCATGATTGGACAGCGCCCCGGACTTATCAAGAAAGAGGACTTCCACACCAAATCCAAGGCTAGAGGAGTTTGGGCTTACCCTGCTGAGGTGAAGGTAATGGAGATGAGGTACGTCATCCCGCTTCTCGAACGGTTTTCTACACAGTTCGGCAAGATTCCTTACCCTGTTGGGCGGAATATGACAAAAGCTTTACCTTTCTTCATCGACCACATCCTACACGACGGCAAACACGGTTTAGTGACTGACATCTCTAAACTAGATACTGACGTTGGACCTGATTACATTATCTGGGCGTTCTCACTTCTTGAGACGTTTTATGATTTTGGCATCACTCACTCGTCCGACACTCGGTCCCGCAATGTATTCAAGTTTCTTGAGTACTACTTCCGTCGCACGCCAATCCTTCTCCCCTCCGGACAACTTGTCCGCAAAGTTGGAGGTGTCCCATCAGGTTCTGGGTTTACTCAGATCGTTGATACGTTAGTCACCACACTCATCACAGTTTACGCACTTTTGAGAATGGGCTACACTGAGGACAGTTTCTTCGACAAGCTATTTGTCGTTGGAGACGATATGGCTACATCTGTTTCGCATGACTTTGACATAGATGAGTTCGCTCACTATCTTAGTCAACTGGGCTTCACTATCAATACTAAGAAAGTGATGTTTTCAAGGCGAGGCATGGAGCTAAAGTTCCTAGGGTACTCAAAAATGGGAGGAAATATTTTCCGTCCTGTTGATGAGCTGTTACAGACCGCTCTCTTTCCAGAGAGGTATGTTGGCAACGCTGATCGTTCGCGACAACGAATTCTCGGCCAAACCATCGCTTCAGGTCTGTCCAACGGTTTCTTTTCCAAGATCAATTATTGGATGGAGGAACTAGTTGACTACACAACCAACATCAATCCAGACGAGGTGTACATACCACAGAAAAGGTGGATGCGCAACGTTCTAGGACTTGATGAACTTCCAAAGACCACGCTTGTTTTTGACTTGTTTCATATAGTCTAAAACCCAAGCCGTGCAGGAGATCGG